AGAAGTGGTTGTGTTTTTGGTGGAGGTAATAAGTTTTGTTTTGGCGTTGCGGGAGAAGATACTGGTGTAGCAGATATATCTATAGTCTGTTGCGACGCAGGAACATCCATCGCCTTCTGCATCTGCGATTTGCTCAGGATTAAACCTGATCCTATTGATGACATTGATGGAGGTAACGCTTTCATTATTGTATGTGTGCGAATGTGGTTCGTATGTCATAACCAGATGACTTACCATGTGGATCTATGATGGCAATTCTCTCTTTGATAAATGCTCTCTTTTCTTTCTTAGACATGCCATAAGGAACATTGACAACCATTCTCTTAGGAACAGGGATGATCACTGGTTCAGGTGTATTTACACCATCACCTTTATCTCCTTGTGTGACAGGTTCTTCATTGAGAACATCTTTTGCTCCTGATGTTGACGGTGGACTTACATTGCCACCACCACCCGTAGGTGCAGATGTTTTATTTCCTGATGATGATTCTTTAGAATCTACAGGATCTATATTAGGTATCCACTTGTTTTTGCCAGGTCTCAACCATTTATCATTATCTTCACTGTTTATAAGATCAAAGTGAACTGGATCCTTTTCACCCTGCCATTCAAAACCATATTTCTTACCTTTCTCTCTCATCCATTCATTTGCTTTACTTCCTGCTGTGATATCTATTGCCCAACCTTGTCCATGTGGTGACTGTCCTACAGGTGCAGGATTGATAGCACGTTCATCACCAGCTTCTGCAGCACTTATCAATGCTGCCTGTTGTTCTGGACTTCTATATGATGATGTGACACTTGCGGGTAGATTGACACCATCTTTTGCTGCAGCGTTTACTGCCTTCTTCCATGCTTTCATGGTTGATGGGTTCAATACAATAGTCTTACCATACATGTCTCGTGATGGATCAGGTGATTGTAACCCTTCTTGTTGTTCCTCTGCCTGTTTTTGACCTGGCAACACGCCCATATCTTTAGCAGCAAGTGTAGCATCAAGTCCTATGGATACAGCAGTTCCAATGCCAGGTATTGTAGAAGCGATACCAGATGCTGCTTCAAGCATAGCACCTTTGAAATCACCCTTCATTAATCGTTGTCCTGCAAATAATAATCCTGCACCCATACCAACAAAAGGTATCTTCTTCAATAATCCTTTACCTAGTGCTTTTGCACCTACCTTTGCTATTGCTTTACCACCTACCTTGGCAGCGATCTTCTTAGCACCTTTCTTTAATAATGCTTTTCCTGCTTTAGTGCCGACATTTGCTAGGGTCTTACCACCCTTCATTAATTTTCCTGCACTCTTACCAATTTTACCTAGACCCTTGCCTAGTTTACCCATCTTACCTAGAGCTTTACCCGCCTTCCTACCTTTTCTACTTAAAAATACTTTTGCCTTTCTGCCCATTCTGGACTTACGAAAGTTTCTAAATTTATTAAAAGTTTTTCCTAAACTCTGTAAGATATTTCCACCACTTTTTTTCTTGTCACCACTCTTCTTAGTTTGCTCTGGTGCTTTCATAGAGGGTTGTGTCCCTGCAGCAACACCAGTGCTAAAGTTCTCTAATTTTTGTTTTAATCCAATCTTAAATGCGGGTTTTGGTGTGTCAGATATACCAAATACAGTTTTTAATCTATTAGCTTCTGATAATACACTTGCCCTTGCAGGAGATGCGGGTAGTGTCTGCAAGAAACCCATAGATGAACTTATGAGTAACGATGCACCTTCCTTATATACCGCTTCAATCGACTTACCATACTTTGACAGTGGGATGATTGCTTCTGGTTCACCACCCTCACCAATCTCTGCTACTGTGCGTCTTTTTGTAATAGCACCTTCCTTGAGACTTACCTCTGGTTTCTTTTCATAAGGTAAGTTTCTTTGTTGTGCTACTGTCTTTATTGTTTCTAATACTACCTCTTCATATTCCTCTTTCGCATCTTTAGGAGGTCTCTCTATTACATTTGCCTGACCATATGACGTATCTACTTCTGATACTGGAATAGGTGCTATGGCAGGAACAACTCTTACACCTTGACTATTTGCAATGGCACCCGCAGTTCCAACAGCAAGTCCCTTTGCTGCCTTCTTAAAAAAATCAATAACTGCTTTGCCTTCCATTAGGATCTACGTTGTTCTTCTGCGATGCGATCTCTTTCTTTCTGTAAGTGATTCGCTAACATATTCACATATACCTCGCGTTCCCAAGGCATCATATTCTCAATATCTGTCAAACTATATTTATGGTGTTGAACAAGAGAAAAGTTAGTTTGATAAAAGGTCATGATGCCCTCATGAAAGAGGGCTATGCGAAAAAATCAGATAAACCTTCTAATACAACCTCATTTGCCACCTTAGTCTTAGGATTTTTAACTTTCAGCACGTGCTTAAGGGATGGCATTGTCTCGAAAAATGCTTGTATAGAATCAAATTGTGAACTTGTAAGTGACTCTACCCATCCTTTAGATTCTTCTAAGGTGAATGAACTATAATCTTGCTCACCTACATAAACTCTCTTGATGCACTTTGCCATCAATTCATATGGATCTGGTTCTACCTGAGTAAAATTAACCTGAGTAAAGTATTCAAGGTTAGGATACTTCATTTCAACGGTTATATCGTCAGATAATTTTATGACGTTAGTATGACCTTTTGGAAAGTTTACCTTAACATCATTGACCATGAACTTGACGTCAACTTCAGTCTCACCGTCATCTGCACATGTAACTTTCATCTCAATCTCTTCACTGATTGATCTAGCACGTATCTGTAGAAACAAATACTCTATATCAAACAAAGATAACTCACTTAGTTTTACCTTTGTTATTAGACAATTTTCTATTGTTTTAGTTATAGCGTCTAATATCTGCTGTTGGTCATCATTTTCTAATGCCAATATTAATAACTTCTGCTCTTTTACAAGGAACGGTCTATACTTTACTCTCTTCTTTGTAGAAGGCACAGTCAACGTATAGATGGGCGTTGCAATATCAGGTAATGGCATAATTTATAAAATCAGTATAGTATATAGGGGGTCACTCAAGGAGTAAATGACTGTATTCGTAGTAGAATCCAACAGTCACCTTAACGAGTTGTGCTGCCTGTGATGAGTATGGTATTGATGCTACAGTGTATGGATAGGCGTTGACCAATCTTACATTCCACGGATTAGCATATGTATCTTTTTTTGAGTTACCGTTCTCATCTTTTGTGCCAGCTATCTTGCCATCATATTTTTCTAACTTACTTATGAACATGTCACATGCATAGTCTTCATAGTAATTAAATGCTGATGCTCTTCTATATGCTTGATCACCATAGAAAGCATCGGGGTCAGGTGCAACAGTGTTTGATGTAAAATCTTGCCATGCTCTAAAAAATCTAAGTGGCATTGATGTGCCATCCATAAAGAAACTGACATCTAACTCATTATATACTTTGTTGGTTGCTATTTTCTGTGTGATACCTTTGTGCACTGACTTGACATCAAATGCTGAATATGTCACGCCTGGCAACTGTATCTCATTGCATAACAACTGCAAATTCATGTCATCACCATTGTCAGTTAGTTGTAAAAAGTCTTGACCTAATTGTTTTTCAAAAAATTTTCCCAACTTTTCTTTCTTATTGAATGAGAATTGGTATAGGTTAGACGCAGAGATCCCACCAGACTTGCTGATAGCCTGCATGAAATTCTGTAGTCCTCTTGCGGTTGCCATAAATAACCTTATGGTTTGATATATGTATTTATAGTGACTTATAAGGGAAAATACCGTGTAAAGAATTACAAGAAGTATAAAGGCGATCCTACGGGTGTAATATATCGCTCCTTATGGGAAAGAAAGTTTATGAAATACTGTGATAGCAGTCCTAGTGTATTAGAATGGTGGTCGGAAGAACTTGCTATACCATACAAAGATCCCGTATCAAAAAAATGGCGTCGTTACTTTCCAGATTTCTGGATGAGAGTTAGAGAGAAGGACGGGACTATAAAAGCGTATCTTATTGAGGTAAAACCTAAAAGACAGGTCGAAGGTCCTAAACCTCAAAAAAGAAAAACAAAGGCATACATTACAGAGGTAATGACTTTTGCCACTAACAAAGCAAAATGGGAGGCAGCAAATGACTACTGCAGGGATAGGCTTTGGGAATTCAAACTCGTTACAGAGCGAGAGCTCAAGGTTTGATGAACTTGTTGAAAAATTAAAAGGTAATAAGATATCAACAACAAAATTAAGAGAAGAAGTATTCAATATACTATTAGATGATGCAACTGAGTCTCCAGAACCAGACAAATATTATACATTTGAGTATGATCCTAAGTATAGAGAGCAAATAAAGAAGTGGGATGAGTATCCTGTCGTCTATGCTATGGAGTTTAAGAAAGATAATCTACTCGCTGCGAACATACATTATATAAAAGGAACAAACTCTAGATTAAAGGCACTAAATAATAAAAGGTTTCCTAAATCTACATTACGTTACTATATACCTAAAAGAGCAGATAGCATCTTTTTCGAGATATCAGAGAGTGAAGTGCAACTACTGAGCACACTACCCATAGAAAAATTTCATTACAATAGATAATGACGAGTCAAAAAGTAATTGAATATCCAACTGGTTTATCAGGTATACCATATGCTTCCTTCTTAGAAGTTAAGAAGATGAGTTATGATGAAGCTATGAGAACTGTTGCACAAAATCAAAACGATGCTTTTGGTGCATACACTAGGAGTAGGATAAGTGGAGCTGTAAAAGGTGTTGCAGAACTAGCAAACAATGCTTATGGTTCTGGAGACTGGAACGCAAGAAATAAAAGCACTGAGAAATTTGCATCAGCTGATGATGATGAACAGGGATTCTTAGGTATAGGAAGAAAATATTACACGTTAGATGGTGACCCAGATCAAGAGGTTGAATTAGAAAATGGTGAGATAACAACTCTGGGTGCATTAGCAAAAGAAAAAGAAGAAAAAACAAAGGCAAAACTAGAAAAAGGTTTACTATCATCTTTCTGTCATTTACCTCTACCAAATGAGTTTCAATATAAGTATGGTGCAGACTGGAGTAATGAATTTAAGTTAGGAACTTTAGCATTAGCAGCAGACAATATCGGTAGATTTACAGCGATTGCAGCAACAGGTGCAGCTGCAGGGGGAGGAGGAGCATTTGCTTTAGACAAACTTACATCAGCAACATCGTTAACTGACGTAGCAGGAAAAGTTGGTGGAGTAAATATTGACAAAATAGTTGGTGGTGCTGCAAAGGGTGCAGGAACTGCTATAAATGCTTTTGGTGTAAACAGTCCAATAAATCCTAAGAACGTTGCAGGATTAGCAGGACTAGCACCAAACGAAAACTCAATACAATTCTTTGAAAGAATGCAAGGTAGAGAGTTTAGTTTTAGGTTTGAATTAGCAGCAAGAAATAAAAAAGAAAGTTCAAAAGTAGAAGCTATAATTGAGTGGTTCAAACGTGGCATGCACCCTAACGCAAAGAATGGTAAAGGTAGTGCAGTTCTATTGACATTCCCAGATGTATTCTTATTGACTCCTAAGTTTGTAAAATGCAATGAGCAAGGAGTTCCAGTTCCTAACGGTATAGTGCAACATCCTATGATGCCTAAGACAAAACTATGTGCGTTGACAGGATTAACTATAAACACAACACCGTTTGGTCAATTGCAAACAGTGTTTGATGGAACTATTCCTATGGTTACTATGGAATTGATGTTCAAAGAGACAACAAAACTTACACGTGTGGACATGGAAGGTGCTGCATATACAGACAGAACTGGATCAGCAGCATTATTCAAATCCAAGAACTTACCTAAGATCGCTGCTACACGTGGAACATTCATCAGAGATACAGATGATGTTGGCAATGCTAACGTTACATATTAATAACAATGTTAAAAAAATTACCATCACTAGCATATAACTTCTCAACGAATCCACTTGATGCAGATTTTTTGATAGTTAAAAATATATGGAGACGAGCACAAATTCTAACAGAATTTAAAGTATCAACAACATTATTTACTGAGATCAATGTAAGAGATGGAGAGAGACCAGAAGATGTTGCAACTAGGATGTATCAAAATCCTTTTTACAACTGGACTATACTTATAATAAATGATATTACAGATGTGTATAGTCAATGGCCACGATCACAATTTCAATTAGAAGAATTCATTAATCAAAAATATGATAACGCACAAGCAACTAAGCATCATGTAACAACAGAAGTTAAAGATGCTAACAATAATATTATAGTTGAAGCGGGTAAAGTTGTAGCGTCTAACTATCAAGTTGCTTATTATAATGGATCTACAACTGTTACTGCTAATCCTGTTGTGTCAATAAGCAATGCACAATATGAAGCGGAAATAAATTCTAAGAAACAAAATATACAGGTTGTAAAACCAGACCTCATAGAGGATTTTATAGAGGCATATACAGAGTTATTGCAGAAAGGAAATATATCAGTAGTCGGTGTATCAGCGTCAGATATAAACATGTAATAAAAAAAGCACCCCGAAGGGTGCTTGATCCATCTCGAACAAAACTATTTAGTCGTCTTGTGCGAGTTGAGCGAAATATGATAATGTATCATCAGTGCTCTCGACTGACGATGGTGTTCCTGCAGCTTCAACATGTTGATGAGGTGTTGATTCTACCTCTTCGTATGCTGTCTCAGCATCAACGGATTTGTTGTAGTTGCCTTTCAATGTAGACTCAAGACGTTGCTTAAGTTCATCATAAGTTTTGAACTGATCGTCAGCAGTAAATGCTGCAAGACTATGTTCTTGCTTCCAGATTGCTTCCAACTCTTTGTCGTTTAAATCGCCTAGTGTGGCGGGTTCAGCAAACTCAGACTTGTCGTAGTTCCAGAATCCTGCGACTCGTGTGATCTTCAATTTGAAGTCAGCACCTTTCCAGAAATCAAATGGATTTACTGGTGTCTCATCATCAAATGCGGGTTGCATTGATTCCATGATCTTATCAAAGATTTTCTTACCAAACCTGTATAAGAATACCTTACCTTCGTTAGAAGGATTTGCACTATCTTTTACAACGTAGATGTTGCTGTAATAGTTTAACTTACGCTTTTGCTTGCGTGCCTGATCTCTTTGTGGAGATCCCTCTGCTCCTGCGTTCCATAGTTCTCTATTGAGATCGGAAACAGGATCTTTCTTGCCTAAAGTTGTAAGGGAGTTCTCGATATACCAACCACCAGGTCCTTGGAAGGCATGACTCCAAACTTGTGCCCATGGTAGGTCTTCACCATCGGGTGCAGGAAGGAATCTGATTACAGCGTAACCGTTTCCTGCTTTGTCCACCTCTGGTTTCCAGAGACGTTCATCAGGACCTGCTTTGGTCTCTGACTTGTTGAGTGATTCTGCTTTAGAAAGTAAGTCCTGATATGTGGACTTCTTGAGTGAAGCAAATGACATACTCGTATTCCTCGTATTTTTGTATTGTGTGTATTACTGCCGAAACAGCGTTACTATTTATTGTAGCAGAAAAGGAACTCATTGACAAGCTCCTCTGCCTTTTCCTCACCAAATATACCCTTTAAATACCCTCCAACAGGGTCTAGACGCTTCATATAGGTGTCAAAGTCAGCATATACTGATGTATCTACACCATCAGGTTCTACTGCATTTACCATCTTTCTATATGCGTCAAGATATTGTGCAAACTCTCCTACGTATTGATCTACCTCATCCATTTTACACTTACGCACGAAAATATTCTCTGAGAAATGATTGCCTTTCTCAAAGAATCTGTAGTCCTCTGTTGCTACTGGTAAATTAGGATGTGAGAACATGTAGTTCTCTGTGGGATGTTGGAAGTCAAATACTATTATTACCCGACCTTCATTAAATCCCATAAGATCCATACCAAAACAGGGAAGATTACTGCCTGTTTTAGGATAGAGGATGTTGTTGTATATGCAAGAGTTTTCATTCCAGATCTCTACCTCCCTCGCCTTTATAAAATATTTATTCGTGTATGTCTTTGCAGTAAGCATGTGGTCTTTTTTACCTGTCCACTCTGCCCATACACTGTCTACTCCATTGTGTAATTCAAAAGTATTGTGTAATACTTTCTTATAATTTTTCCACAGGTTCATTACCAAGTTTTAGCGTGTGTGTTTATGTCACCACTATCTATATGTGCATGATCTATGTTTGCATGATCAATCTGTATGTGAACGTTTGATTCTAGGATAGTAGCGATACGCTCTAGTGAATCCGCAATTCTACTAACATCGGTTGTTAGTTTTTGATAATTTTCAGTTAGAACAGTCATAATGTTGATGCGTTTATATTCATATTATAGCAAACAACAATACAAACCGCAAACGTCTTAATTATTTCTTAAACACTCCTATTTTAGACAGCACATACAAAGATAGCACTGTCCAAAATACAATCTCTAATCCAAGGTTATTCATGATGATGTTGTGGGTAATCTTGCTCCTGTGCTCTTCGAGTCATTACAGGATGTCTGCCTTCATGTCCATGTGCTATTCCTAACTCATGCATTCTAGCATG